TTGCCTTTGTTGATAAGGGTTACTCATCTGTGACCTTAAGAGAATACAACTATTTCGATTCACCACGGATTATTGCATCTAAGATCAATGAGACCAATCTACTTTCAACCTTACCTGGAAACAAGTCATTTAATCTACTTGCAACCTTGACTACAAATGATAGTAGACTAACCCCTTGCATTGATCTAACCCGCAATAGTATTATCACTACCTCCAATAGAGTCAATAAGATTGTTGCTGATGATGCTTATGCTGGTGATAACAGAGTCAACTCTTTAACAAGAGATCAAAATGCTTTCATCTATGTAACTAATGCTTATCGGCTTGAGATCCCCGCAACATCAATTAAGTTGCTTGTAACTGCTGATGTTAACAGCTATTCTGACATCAGAGCCCTCTATGCCATTGATACTGAAGAAAACGGTAATCCAATCTTTGAATTGTTCCCTGGTTATAATAATCTAGATTCTCTTGGTAATACGGTTGACTTTAGCCTTAATGATGGAACACCAGATAGGTTTATTCAAAAGAATAACACCCTATCTTTTGAGCCTCAAAATTACAGAGAGTATGAGTTTACCTCTAACAATCTGCCGCCGTTCAAGTATTATAGAATCAAACTGATTCTTACTTCAACGAATCAGGCTTATGTTCCTAAAATCAAGGACATCCGTTCCATCGCTCTAGCATAATGTCTCAACTTATCCCCATTAAAGATAAAGACTCCTTAAACAGAGACTTATCTAATAATGGTATTGTCAATAACAACCATAATGAATACAATAAATATTTGATGCGAAAGGCAGCCAAAGAAAAAGAACACTGCAAGATTGAAACTATCGAAAATGAAATTGCCTGCCTTAAAAATGATCTATGTGAAATTAAAGAACTTCTTATGAATTTTGCAAAATGAATCCAGAAAACATCACACTCGAAAGCCTAAATCTCAACTTTGAATACGAGCGTCTTTCAAGAGAAATTGAAACCTTGACCGATTTAGATGATGCCAAGAATCTTGCAAGATACTTTATGAAACTTTATTTTTACCAACAGGAAACAATCTCTAAAATCGGTAAAATTTAATGGCACAACCTACCAATAGACAAGAATTCATAGAGTATTGCCTAAGACAGCTAGGCGCACCTGTTCTCGAAATCAACATTGCCCAAGAGCAAGTTGAAGATAGAATTGATGATGCTATCCAATACTTCCAAGAAAGACACTTTGACGGTGTTGAATTAACTTATATGAAGTATAAGCTTTCTCAAGAAGATGTTGATCGGGCCAAAGGTAAAATTAATCCTATCAATACAACCACATCAAGCGCGGGAAAAGAATACAACATTCAAGAGGATAGGAACTACATCCAGCTTCCTGATTATGTTATGGGTGTTAACCGAATCTTTAAATTCGAAGGAACAAACACCCTTTCAAGTAATATGTTCAGCATTAAGTATCAGTTGTTCTTGAATGACCTGTACTATTGGGGCTCTACAGAGTTACTATCTTACACGATGGTTAAACGTTATCTTGAGGACATTGATTGGATTCTTTCGACAGAGAAACCCATTCGATTCAATAAAAGACAGGGTAGACTATACATTGATGTTGACTGGGATACAATGACAGTGGGTAGTTACATCTTGATCGAATGTTACCGGGCTCTTAATCCAGCAGATTCTTATAAGGTATGGAACGATTCATTCCTTAAGCGTTATGCAACTGCCCTAATTAAAAGACAATGGGGTGCTAACCTATTAAAATTCCGTGGTGTTAAGCTGCCAGGCGGTGTTGAATTGAATGGTAGAGAGATTTATGATGATGCACAAAGAGAATTAGACATAATCAGAGAAGAAATGAGTAGCTCTTATGAACTGCCACCACTAGATTTGGTCGGTTAAATTAGTTAAATAGCTATGGGTGTGTCATTATGAGATGTTAAACCAGTTCTTTCTACAAGGAGCAAAACAAGAACAAGGATTAATCCAGAGTATAATAAATGAAGCAATCCAGATCCACGGGGTTGACATTTATTATATTCCACGTCTCTATGTCACAAAAAGAAAGGTAATTAGGGAAGTTATTGAATCTAAGTTTACTAATGCTTTCCCTTTAGAAGCGTATCCTGATAATTATGATGGTTATGAGGGAGCAGGGACATTGCTCAGTAAGTTTGGTATTAAGCCAGAATTGGATCTCAATCTTACAATTTCTAGAGAAAGATTCAGTTCTTACATAACACCACTCATTCAAAACATCCCTGACATTGAACTACCCGATAGACCAAAAGAAGGGGATCTTGTTTGGTTTCCTCTTGGTGATAGATTGTTCGAAATCAAATTCGTTCAACACGAGGATCCATTCTATCAACTCCAAGAGAATTATGTTTATAAGTTAAGATGTGAATTGTTTAGGTATCAAGATGAAATTATTGATACTGGACTTGAATTTATTGATGATAATACCCAAAACCAAGGCTATACCGAGTATTATCAAATGGTAGGTATTGGTTCAACTGCCACTGCCATTACATCTATTGTTAATGGTGGTGTAAGTCAGGTTATCATAACAAACAGAGGTGATGGTTATGCATCACCACCAAGAGTAGAATTTGGTCCTTCTATTGGTGCAACCGCAACAGGTATTGCCACGATGATTGGTGGCATTGTGGATCTTTGCCAACCTGATGCGTCTCTATTCCGGGTTCAAGGTGTCGAAATTACTAATCCCGGTTTCGGTTATACTATTGCCCCAACCGTTGCCTTCTATGGTGGCGGGGGATCTGGTGCTCAGGCCTATTCTATTATTGCTGATGGGATTGTTGGTGTCGTAACAATCCTTAATCCCGGTAAAGGTTATTCAACAGAACCAACCATCACTGTTGTTGGATTAGCATCAACAGCCGCTATTTTAAGACCTATTATTGAAAATGGTTCATTGAAAGAAATCAGAATTGTTCAATCTGGTATTGGTTATAGCGAAGTACCTCAGATTGTCATTTCACCACCCAATAGCATTAGCACCGGCAACTTCTTCTTTAATGAGCTTGTGACTGGTTCAGTAACAGGCAATAGTGGCCGTGTTAAGGTATGGGATGCGCCTAATAACATCCTACAGGTTGGAAACATTACTGGTTCTTTTGTCAATGGTGAAATTATTACAGGTTCTGAATCCAATGCCCAGTACACTGTTCAAGCTGGAATTGGTACGTTGACAATTGAGGATGCACAGAGTATTGGTATTTCTGTTGATCCATTCTCCCAGAATAATGACATTCAAGTTGAGGCGGCCAAAGTTATTGATGATACTGAATACAACATCTTCGGGAGGCCATAACAATGTTCCAGCACTTTTACTTTGAAACCCTAAGAAAGACCCTCTATGCCTTTGGGACACTTTTCAATAACATCTACATCAAACATAAGAACGATGAGGGAGAAGTTGTCTCTACGATAAGAGTCCCTATTGCTTATGGGCCAACACAAAAATTTCTCGCAAGATTAGAGCAATCTCCAGACTTAAACAAACCGATTCAGATTACAACCCCTAGAATGTCGATGGAGATTATTAATCTTCGTCCTAATACATCAAAACAAACAACCTCAACCGAAATCTTTAAGGCAACGGATAAAAACAACCAATTAAGAACGGGTTATCTACCAGTACCTTATACTCTTTTTCTAGAACTGGGAGTCTTTACAAAATTAGAGGATGATATGTTCCAGATTGTGGAGCAAATTCTTCCCTACTTTAGACCCACTTATTCTGTCAGTGTTGTTATGATTGATGAGATCAATGAAAAGCGCGACATTATTTTTAACCTTGATGACATTGTGATGACTGATGATTATGAGGGCACCTTTGAAAAGAGACGAACTCTATTGTGGACTCTTAAGTTCTCGGCTGAGATTTACTTCTTTATTCCAATTTCTTCAGATACTGCTTCTAAGAACATTATCAAAAAGGTGTCTTTTGGTTTTATTGCTGGTAGTTATGATGGTAGTTCCCAAAATGAGGACATTCGATTTAATGTAACACCCAAGGCAACCAAAAACTATACAGGAACTGTTGTTACTACGTTATCAAAAGATGCTGAAAAAGATGATAAGTTTATTGAAGTAACAAATTCAGATAGCATAACAGCGCAAACCTTTATTACAATCAATGGCGAGACTTTATTTGTTGATGCTAAAAATGGAAATGTATTGACTGTAACAAGAAGCCTCTTTGATACACCATCACAACTACACATCTCAGGATCTGATGTATTAAATATAACAACAATAGATAACCAGCTGATTGGACCTAAAGATCCATTCAGTTTCATAACAGAGTTTGATTAATTATGGCAAAAGCAAAGAAATTTGACGAATTAAAATCTACCTTTAACATTGATGTTGTTGCAGAACCTGTTTCAGCTGAGATAGAGAAGTCTGAGAATAAAAGTCCAGCCCCAATAGAGCAAGCGGAAGAACCTAGTAAAGTCTTGACAAACTTTGATAATGATGTTGCCTATGTCTTTGGTATCCTTAATAGCACCATCGAAAAGAGTAAAGAAGCTCTTGATTGTGCTCTTGAATTAGCCCAAGAGACTGAAAATGCAAGAGCCTTTGAGGTTGTGGGACAGCTAGTCAAACAAACTGTTGACTCTGCAGAAAAGATTATTGACATCCATAAAAAGCTCAAAGACATTGAGACCGAACGAAAAGGTCCCACCAGTGTTACCAATAATGCAGTGTTTGTTGGCACAACAGCAGAGGCTCTTAAATTACTTAAGGCCAAAATGAATGAAGAAAGCTAAATAACTATTAATTTATTCAAACAATGTTATCAGAAGATCATAAGGAAATTGCCAGTGGTAAAAAGAAAGATGATGAAGGATATATGGCCCGTATTGAGCTTGATAACATTGAAAAATCAATCTCAAAACTAAGAAAAACCATTAAGTCATCTGGTCATCAATTACCTGCCTGGGTGCAATCAAAGATTACTAGGGCAGCTGATTACATTGATAGTGCTGCTGAGTATCTGTCATCTGATGAAGAATTAGAAGAGGCTAATAGCTTTACTATCAACCCCGATAATCATAACACCTCTGGTAGAAAACATAGACTCACTAAAAAAATTGAAGGAACTACTACGGCAAGACAGCAAGAATTGCGTAATGTCGGTAAATTAGGTCCAAGGCTTCCGTCTTTTAGCACTCCTTTGACTAATAAGATCCTAAAGGAAATGGGCTGCGATTGTGATATGAAGGAGCCCAGTTCTGTTGATGAGATTGCAAAAAAGCATAAGACTTCAGTAGAAAGAATTAATAAGCAACTGAAGCAAGGTATTAAGGTGGAGATGGAGCATACCACTGATAAGAATGAGGCTGAGACTATCGCCCTTCAACATCTAGCTGAACGCCCTGATTATTATACTCGTCTTAAAAAAGTGGAAGAATCTACCACATCGGGTGATGAAGGACTCCACGATTGGTTTAATAAATCCAAATCATCTGGTGGTAAAAAAGGTTGGGTTCAATTGGGCGGAAAGCACGCTGGTAAACCTTGTGCTCGTCAAGAAGGTCAAAAATCCACTCCAAAGTGTGGCAGCTCAAAGATGGCCGAAAGGATGACTGATAAGGAAGAGGAAAAAGCAAGAGCCCGTAAAAATAGAAAAGATCCTAATCAACCAGAAAAATCTGGGGCAGCCAAACCCACTTATGTAAAGACAGAATCGGTTGAACTAAATGAGGTAAAAGACAAGCCCGTAAAGGGCAGTGGCACTAAGGATGCTTGCTATACAAAAGTTAAGTCCCGTTATGATGTATGGCCATCGGCTTATGCATCAGGTGCCCTAACCAAATGCCGTAAGGTTGGTGCCAAGAACTGGGGTAATAAGAACGAAGAATTTATGCCCGAGGAAAAGGATCCTTGCTGGGATGGTTATCAACAAAGGGGTATGAAGAAAAAGGGTCGTAAAATGGTCCCTAATTGTGTGCCTGTTAATGAGGGTGTAAGAATCCAGTCTAAAAGTGGTCAATTAATGAACATTATGCTGAACTGGAGAAACAAAGTAATTCTTACCCAATTATTCTTCCCTCAAGTCAGAATCCCCAAACGGTTAGAAATTATGGCCGCTGTTGAAAAGGTTTATCCTGGTGCCAAGGTGCTTACTTTTAGGGTTAGCGACATTAATCCCAATTTACCTCTTGTTCAGGTGAATGAGGAAGAGGCCTGGCAAAAGGCTAACCGTAAAGATCGTGTAGATGGATTAAGCCAAAAAGCAGTTAAGGCTTATCGCAGAGAACATCCTGGCTCAAAATTACAGACTGCAGTAACTGAAAAGAACCCTAAAGGAAAGCGCAAAAAGCGTAGAAAATCATTCTGCAGTCGTTCTGATGGTCAAAGAAAGATGCATAACATCAACTGCTCCGCAACTCCCAAAAAGCCTATTTGTAAGGCCCGTAAACGCTGGCGCTGCTGATAACCTATGGCCCAAAGCGAAGAGCACTATCTTGGTAATCCGCTACTAAAAAAGGCGAATACTGCTGTTGAGCTTTCTCAAGAGCAGTTAATCGAAATGGCAAAGTGTATTGATGATCCAATCTACTTTGCTAAAAACTACATTAAAATCGTTACTCTTGATGATGGTCTGGTTAATTTTGAACCTTATCCATTCCAGGAGGAAATGTTAACCAATTTCCACCGAAAGCGATTTAATGTATGTAAACTACCCCGTCAGCCTTTGTGGATTGAGACACCTATCCCAACAACAAAAGGATGGAAATCCTTGGGTAATGTTGAAATCGGTGATTATGTTTTTGATCCTGATGGTAGTCCAGTATTAGTTGTCGATAAGACTCAAGTATTCCGCAATACGCCTTGTTATAAAATCACGTTTAGTTGTGGAGAAGAGATCATTGCTGATGAGGACCACTTATGGCTTATTAATGGAACAACCATAAGAACATCCGATGCTTATAATCAATTCGTAAAAGGAATTCAACTAAGCATTAAAGAAGCAAAGGCACCTGAATTTTACATTAAATCTTATTGTTCAGATCACATTATTGAAAACATTGAGCCTGTTGATAGTGTTCCTGTTGTCTGTATTACAGTTGAAAGTGACGAGCATTTATTCTTATGCGGTCGTAACTTTATCCCAACCCATAACTCTGGTAAATCAACAACAACGGTTGCCTTTCTTGTTCATCACATTGTATTCAATGAACACACCTCAATTGCGATTCTAGCAAACAAGGCATCCACTGCAAAGGACATTCTGGCACGTTTACAGACTGCTTATGAGAACTTACCCAAGTGGATGCAACAAGGTGTTAAATCCTGGAACAAAACCTCAATGGAACTGGAAAATGGTTCCAAGGTTATTGCTGCATCCACTTCAGCCTCATCAGTACGGGGTGGTACATACTCACTACTGATGCTTGATGAGTATGCGTTCGTCCCGCAGCAGGTAGCAGAAAACTTTATGCGTTCAGTGTATCCTACCATTACTTCTGGTAGAGATTCAAAAGTTATTGTGGTTAGTACCCCTGCTGGTCTGAACCAT